GCGATCATACCACTCATGTCGCCGAGGGTTTTGGTGTCAAGTCCTGCCGATCCCGTTACACTCGCCCCCTGCCCGGTAATCGATGAGGCGGGGGAATAGGTGCCGCCATATTTTAGATTCCACGTTGCGCTTTCTTTTTGCTTTTCGATCAGTTCATCGATGGAGGCGATTTGTAAATCAATGGCGGCGATCCGGGCCGTTATATCGGAAGTGTCTTTATTTTCTGCCGCAAGCGCCTGCGCCTGTTTCGTAAGTTCGGCGACCTTATTGCTTAATTCTTCATATTTCGTCGGGACTTCCGGAGCGGGGGCCTTTAATTGTTCCGACAGTTCCCCCGCAAAATTACTCAGATCCTGAACGTCCGAAAGCAAATTTCTCATACTGACCATCAAGGGATCATCCTGAGAAATAGAATCCTGCGACATATCATAAAACCCCTGTTGCACATCTTTCGTGCGCTCCTCAATGACTTTTAATGCCCGCGCGTAGGTCTTTGATTGACTTTCAAACGGAGAGATAAGCCGTTCCCAGAATGAAAAATCACCCCTTGCGGAGAGGATGGTGAGCGTTTTGTTCGTTTCAGAAAGAACCCCTTTTACAAATTTGCTGGTTGCAAGGAAATTCTGCCATGTGATAATTAACGCCCCTACCTGTTCATTCAGGTCGCCGACAGCGTTTTTTAATTGGGTGACTGCCCCCGTTCCGGTTTTTGCCGCCGCCTCCGCCTGTCCTTCAAACTTACTCGTTAATGCCGCGATTGCAGATTCAGCCCTCTCGGCGCTCCCGGCCGCCCCTTCGACACTAATCCCATAACGAGCAAGCGCATTTGTTGACGCGCCGATGGATTTCCCAACCAACGCAGCCGCAGAAACAAGATCCATCCGCATAGCCGTTGCCATGTCCTGAATGGCAGGCAAAAGCCTCTTTATCTGCTCTTCGTTTTTTACGAAAGCGGCAAGTTGCGCTGCGGCCTCGATTGTAACCTCATCCCCGAAAAGCGTCTTTTTTTGCAGTTCCGAAGCGACGGACCCTATCTCACGCATGACATCCACGCGCCCTTTCAGCGCTGTCGTCAGTTTCGCCTCCGCCTGTTGCTGTACGTTTGCGGCCTCTGTTGCCACACGCATATAATTGGCAATGGCCGTAACTGAAAACGCGGCAATGGCGGCCTTTTGGATTCCAGAAAACATTGACTGGCTTTTTTTCTGAAATCCAGAAAGCGATTTATTGGCATCATTCAGTCCCTCTTTGAACTTTTTAGCATCCGCCCAAAGCATCCATTTCAGCCTTCTTTCCTTATCCGCCATTTGAAAACCGTTTCAAAATTTCCTCGTTGTGCTTTCGTATCTCATCATCCGTCATCGGCTTTTTGTCGGCCTCATCGTCATCGTCCCATGGGAAGCGCCATAATTCGCCGGGTTTAAGGCGCTGCGATTTTTTGATCTGGATATTGAGCAGGTCGGTGGTCTGCATCCGGAAAAGTTCGGCGATGAATCGCTGATCGCTGCGCTTCTCCCGGTAGTAGATTGTAAGGGCGTCGAAGTATTGCCCGGGGAGCATATCCCAGAACTCCGCAGGGGATAGGCGCAGACAGGCGATCCCCATTGCCAGATATTCGGATATTTTTTTAGGCTCCCCATCATCTCCACTCTCTATTTTTTTTTAACCTTCACTGCCCCGACCGATGAACTTATTTGCCGGTAGAAAACTTCGAGGATGGGGGCAATATCGGTAGGGCCGATTAAAGCACCCAAGTCGTCAACCGTAAAGGGCAGATCCCGTTTCTCTATCCGCGCTCCCTCGGCAAGCCCGCAATGGATCAGGGAGGTCAGGACCTTTGCGTTTTTACCGGCGATTTTATCCAGCTCCGCAAATTCAACACCCTCCACCTGCTGAAACCTTCCGATTGCGTTCCAGTTAAATCGGATCAGGTAATCAACTCCGTCGATCTCTAAATAGTCGTTCATGGTCAGTTCTTTTTAAAATTATTAGGAAGCAACCCAGACACTCCCCTGTGTCTGCAATTCGATCGAGCAATCCGCATAATTCTCGGAATCGCTGTTAAGGGTGAAATTTCTGAAGATCGCAAACCCGGAGGCCACGGGAGTACCCCCAAAAGTCATAACAAAGGATGACCCGGATGATCCGGCGCAACATCTCACCACATCGGCGAAATTCAGCCACCCAGCCACGGTGCCTTTCATCACAAAGGCGTTTACAGAAAAAGTCCCGTCATGTCCGATATTGTCTTTCTGTTTCACGCCGTTGTCGGACTTCATTATCGTTTCCTCACCTTTCCCAGCCAGGGTGAAGGTGTCGGAGGTGGTTCCGGCTATTTTCTTTCCGCCCAGGGCCACCAAAACATTATAACCTAAAACTTTTGCAAGTGCCATATCTCTCTTATTTAAACGGTTGTAACTGTGGGGGCGGAGGTGATCTGCAATTCCACCGAACAATCAGCGTAATCCTCTGAGTTGCTGTTGACTGTGCAACTCAGGTAAGTGCAAGTCCCAGTAATCAGGGGATCCCCTGGATTAGAACCCAATGCCAGGGCATAGGTTCCGGTCGTGTTATCCCGGCAGGCCGCCAAGACCGACGCGAGGCCGAGTTCATTAGCTCCTTCGGATCCAGTATAAACAAACGCGTTAACGCTGTGGGTACCTTCGTAGCCCGCATTCAGGTACTGCGTTTGCCCCTGATCAGATTTTTGGATCGCCTCTTTGATTACCCCGCCACCGGCGAACGTGTCGGAGGTCGTGCCTACAATCGATTTCGTACCGATTTTCAAAGCCACCTGATAACCTTTTACTTTTGAGTGTGCCATTTTATTCGTTTTCTGTTACTATTCTGAACTTTAAATCATTCACATGAACCGATGCCACCGCATCATATCTCTGTTCCGCCCCCTGGAAGTGGGCGAAATCTATCGATGTCCCCTCGCGCATGTTATCTGTCATCGCCAGTACCCCCGATATAATACCGGAGGACATATTTACAACCGTGTCGAGATCGGGTGAAACGAGGGAAACCGTAACGTCGTAATCATACCCCACGATCCCGGATTTGTCCCGTAGAGGCGTAGGGGAGGCGTTATATACGGCAAAGGGGGTTTCGGCCTCTATGTCACCTATCAGGGCGTATGCCTCGCAAACCCCGCTTATTGCGCTATGTATAGCTTCTAAGATCATGCGACTTTTGTCTGTTTGAACATTTTGTTACTCTGCTGGTCCAGGAACTTTTCAGCGTCTTTCAGCAGATTGGCTTCCGCGTATTCGACCACCTCCCGAAAAACATTGTCGTAGGACTTCTGAACGAACCTCTGCGGACGGATCCCCGCCAGCAAATGCCGGGGTCTTCTGACCGGCTTCTGGAATTGGTGCGTAGGATCGCGCCTTTCCAATGTTCCGTAATTAAGCCAGTATAGGGGATAATAAGCGTCGTAATTACGCCCATCCCGGAGTTGTACCATCACCCGCTTTGTGTAGATACCGGTTTTCACGGCAGGGAGGGACCTCATGTTTTTCGTGGTGATGGCCTTTTTTAGCTCTGAAACTTTCTGGGGGAGGTTCTGCTGCACTTCCCGTTCCAAAGGTTTTGCGGCGTTGCGCAGGGTTTTCTGAATGGGCCGTTTCGCAACCTTCGCCGGGAGCTTGCTCAGTATCTCCATCGTTTCGGCGACCCCCTCAGATTTTACATTGATATGTATTCCGTTTGGTTCCATCACCCCACCACTTTATTAACGCGCAGCCTCATCCAACGGCGCCGATTCAACGGTTCAATGTCCACGATGGCCCAATAGTCGGAATCGATTTTTACGCGGAATGTTATGTCCACGGTGCTGATGTAATGCCCAAGGATAGTAAAAGTCCCGTCCCACGCTATCCGATCAGCCCCGGCACTCTCCCCACCGGCATAGCGTTCAATGCCAACCATCGCCTTTTGATGCAAGGCATAGGTTTCCTTAACATGGCCGTGGCTATCCTTCACCCGTGTGGGCTTGTGATACTCCGCGTATGTGTCAAAAACCTTTTGCTTTTCCATCTTCGTTTTTCAAAAAAGCCCCGCCCGGTGTGGACGGGGCCAAAACCAAATAAAACCAACCGCTATGAAAACCTAATGAACTTTGTAATTTCTGAGTAAATATTCCGATACCGTGGGGAGCTGGCGAACCGTGTCCCCCGGATTTTCGTATAGGTGCTGAGTGATCAGAAGAATGGCCGCCCGGACATCGGCGGGGACCGTCGCAGGGGAGGCGTAACCGGCCACGTACCGGACTAACCCGGCCTTCTCCGTGGATCCCGTTGCGACCGGAACCGTGGAAAATTCGACCTTCTGGGGGGTGGTGTAGTCCAGGAATGTGTAATTGCCGGTGGCCAGCGTTTGATATTCCGACCCGTCGAAATAGCTGACCGACGCTACACCCGTTGCCGGGGAGTAATCCAGATCAATGACCGGGGTGAATTTTTCAATGGCCTGTTCAATCGTATCACCGCCGATCCGGAAGATCTGACCCGTGAACTGCTCCGCCGCATTACAGGCGGCCTCCATCAGGATTTTAAGATTCTCGTCCTTCTCCGAGTGGTAGATGCCCAAATGTTCCTTAACCCCGGAGATCGTGACCGGGAGGACTGTGCTGCGTGATATGAACCGGCTTGTTTTCATTTCGTTTTCCTGGTGCGAACCGTTTTCTTTTTCGTGGTTTCCTCTTCCCTTACATAGGCTTTAATAACCGGGATCTCCTGCATGGTTTCCGGAACCGGGATGGCGTTACCGCGTGCGATCAGTTCCGCAGCCCTTTCGTCTGGAATCTCCGTGGTTTCTCCCCCGAAATACGCCCACCCCGGAATCGGCCTCAAGATCTTTACTTTCATCGCTTGTTTTGTTGTTCTTTAAATAGGGGGGCGGAGTTGCCCCCGCCCCCTGGGGAATATGAAAGGATTTTGGGACCGCGTTAAGTGGTCAAGGCGTCGAGCATCGCGGCAAAGGACTGAGCGTGACGCACGGCGACATCCCACCATGAATGTATAAAGACATTCACCTGTGCCTTTTTGGCGGCGGTGTAGGGATCCACGATGATGTCAAGCCCGTTCCACTGGCCGATCATAAGGTCAGCGAAATTCCCGAAGATAATGGCCGAGCATACGCCGGTGGTGGTGGATTTGTCAAGGGTAGAAGGAACCTGCGTGGTAACATAGGCGGGATAACCCATCAGGGTGTTTCCGTTTTCAGCCCACACCATCCGCTGATCAGTCCCCACGGCGGTGCTTTTCAGTTTTGCCCGCACTTTGGGATTGGTCAAAAAGGCCAGGGATCCAACGTCTGCATTATCCACAGCGACTTCTCTTTCCAGCGCCACGATGTTCGCCCAGGTGGGGGCGGCTCCGGTGGCTCCGCCGGTCACGCTACCGATCCCGGAGGTGGCCAGGATCCCGGTCGGTGTGCTGGCTGATCCCCCGTAAATAGCGGCGGAATCCACACCCAGGGCCACGGCATTGATCATGTCATTGCGGAGAATGGCCTCCACGTCGTAGCTGGACTGGATCAGGAGCTGTTTGCTCATGGTCTGGTAGGCGGTCAGCCTCTTCGGGGTCATTTCCACGTTGTCGAACGAGGCCCCGAAATCTTTGCCGTCGGCCACTTCAGATGCCCAACCGACGGCCCCGGAGGTCAGACGTGGAATCGAGAGATTCCCCTTCAGACCGGTCATCACGCGGGCGCCAGCCTGCACGACAACCAACCGGGCCTTCAGCGAGTCAATGAAATCTTTCGTGTCGGTAGCCACAAGTTTGGAACTGGTAGCGGCCAGGGCGGCGCGGGAGTTGATAACGAAATCGGGAACCCCGATCCCCTGCACCCCTTCGTTCTGTCGAACGGCTTCTTCGTGCATTTCCTTTTCAAGGCCGGTCAGGCCGCCCCGGTAGGCAGTTTCAAAAATGGCCTTCCGGAAACTGTAATCCTTAAAGGTCTTTTTCTCGGTGATGATGCTCGGGGCTTCGATCACGTGCCGGATCGCCATCTTTTCGATGCGCTCTTCACGGGCGATGTCGAGATCCAGCGCGTCAATATCGCGCGCCATTTGGTCAAACGCGGTGTTATCCTCC